GTGCAGATCAGACAATTATATCTTTATTTTTAAGCAATAACTATATGGAGAAAGAAGCAGAAGTTTATAAAGCATTTTTAAATACTAGCGAACAGGTTATTTCAGACCCATTTCTTTTATTTAAAGGCAGAATTGAATCTTTTAGTATTGATGAAAGCATAAATCAATCTAATGCTAATATTGTAGTTGCTTCTCATTGGTCAGATTTTAGTAAGATTGAGGGTAGAAAAACAAACACAGGTTCACAACAATTACATTTTTCAGGAGATTTAGGTTTTGAATTTGCTTCTCAAACTACTTTAGATATTAAATGGGGTAAAGCATAATGCAAGATGTTATAAATCTATTTAATAAATTTGATCGTTATAAAGGCAAACAACTTAATAATTATTTAGAACCATCAATTAAACTTAATCAATATAAAAAGTTTTATGATAATAACGAATTAGTAGGTTTTGTTAATTGGGCTTATATACATGATTTAGTAGAAAAAAGATTTAAACAAACAGGAAAGATTAAGTCATCAGAATGGAACTCAGGTAATAATTTATGGTTAATAGAAATTGTATCTGTAAAAAATACATTTAAAATGATGCGTTGGGTTTATAATTATTTTAGAAAACAATTAAAATTAAATCATTCTATAAATTGGCTAAGAGTAGATAGTGATATTTATAGAGTAGGTCAAAAATTTAAAAGGAGTTATCACTAATGGGTGGTGTAGTTGATGCAGTAGTAAATGTTGTTCAGAAATTTATTGGTTGGTTAATACCTTTACCTGATATTCCTGATTTTGATACACCAGAAGAAGAACGAGGTGTATTAATTAATAAACAATCTAACAATGCACAAATCCCTGTAGTATATGGCAGACGACAAGTTGGAATTACAAGAGTATTTGTAGAATCTTCTGGAACAGATAATGAGTATTTATATATGGCTGGAGTAGTTTGTGAGGGAGAAATAGAAGAAATAGAACAAATATTAATAGATGATAAAAGAGATTTATTTAATGGAGATTTAACTCATGGAACAGTAAGAGAAGTTTTAGGTGGAGATGCTAATTTTTATAAAGATGGTTCTTGTGTTCAAATACAAGCATTTAATGGAACTGACGATCAAGTAGCTTCATCAATATTAACTAATTCTACTAATTGGACATCTAACCATAGATTAAGAGGTGTTTGTTATTTAGCTTTTAGATTTAAATGGAATCAAGATACCTTTACAGGAATCCCACAAGTTAAAGTTCTTTTAAAAGGTAAAAAAGTTTATGACCCTAGAGATACAACAACCAAATGGACACCAAACTCTGCATTAGTATTATTAGATTATTTAAGAAATACTAGATATGGAAAAGGATTACCAGATAATGCTTTTGAAACAAACTTTGCTTCTTTTCAAACTTCTGCAACTGATTCAGATACTTTAATCCAACCAAGAACAACAAGTGTATCTTCACAACCTGGTTTAGTTTCTGAATTATACAATGGATATTATAGTGATAATCCAAGTTTCTTTTTAAATAGATCACCTATTTCATCAGCTACAGTTTCATCTATAAGTTCAGTTTCAACAAACCCTTATAACTCAAGAAGATATTATGGATATTTCACAGCACCAAGTTCAGCAAGTTTTAATTTTAAAACTACATCAGATGATTCATCTGTAGTCTATATTGGAGATGCTAGTCAAACTGTAGATAATTTATTTAAAGAAGTTGAAAATAATAAAGATGCAAAATTAGTTGTTAATAATAGAGGTTGGCATGGAACTCAAACTGCAACAGGAAGTAAAACATTAGTAAGTGGTTCTGTATATCCTATTATAATTTATTATGGTAATGCACCATCAAATAGTGTTTTAACTTTTGAATGGCAAGCGAGTGGTGGTTCTTATGGTACAAGTTTATCTTCTAATTTTACTAATGGTGTAGATGTTACAGATGTTATTCCAAAAATTATTAAATTTGAATCTAATGCTGTTATAGATACTAGCCAAAAAGTATTAGATAATGTAAAAAAACTTTTAAACCCAATGAGATCATTATTTACTTATAGTGATGGAGTTTATAAACTTAAAATTGAGGGTGCTGGTTCATCAGTAAAAACAATAACCTCAGATCATGTTATAGGTGGTGCTAAAGTATTAGGAGAAAGAAAAAATAATAAATACAACAGAGTGATTGGAACTTATGTTAATCCATTTAAGAATTGGCAGAATGACACAGTTTCGTTTCCACCAGCAGATGATAGTAATGTTGCAACAGAATTTAAACACGCAACTATGCTATCAGCAGATAATAACACTCTTTTAGAGGGTAACTTTCAATTTCCTAATGTAACTAATACATTTAATGCAGAAGCACTTTGTGAGGTTATTCTTAGAAGATCAAGAAACCAACTACAAATACAATTAACTTTAACATCAGAATTTTTAGAATTAGCCATAGGAGATATTGTTGCAATCACATATCCTAGTGGTGGATTTAATGCTAAACCTTTTAGAGTTCTTGGTTTAGAGATCAACGAAGATTTAACTGTAAATGTGCAACTATTTGAACACCAAGATAACTTTTATACATTTAACGAAAAAAATGCAATTTCAACTATTGCAGATACTACTTTACCTGATTCATTTACTGTTCAGCCACCAGCAAGTGTTACTTTAGATGATACTTTAGTTGAATATAATGATGGAACTGTAATTGTTGCTTTAGATATAACTATAGGTGCTTCTCCTGACAGTTTTGTTGATTATTACCAAGTAGAATATAAATTAAGCACAGATTCAGATTATATTATTTATGCACAAGGTTCAGGATTAAATCATAGAGTTTTAAATGTAATCGATCAAAAAGTTTATGATGTAAGGGTTAAAGCAGTATCAAGTTTAGGTGTATCGTCAACTTATGTAACAGCACAAAGAACTATTATTGGTGCAGTAGAACCACCAGCCGATGTAACAGATTTTTCTTGTAATATTGTAGGACAAGAGGCTCACTTATCATGGACACAGATACCAGATTTAGATTTAGCATATTACAGTTTAAGGTTTAGCGAAGAAACAGATGGAACTGCTGATTGGCAGAACTCAGTAGCATTAGTAGAAAAAGTATCAAGACCAGCAACTTCAATATCTGTACCAGCTAGGGCTGGAACTTATCTTCTGAAAGCGGTGGACAAATTGGGAAACTTTAGTTCAAATGCAACAGCTATTATTTCTAATGTAACAGCAATAACTAATTTTAATAATATAACAAGTGTATCAGAACACCCTGATTTTGATGGAACTTTAACAAATGTTGTAGTGAATGATAGTACAATACAATTAGATTCATCAGAGTTGTTTGATAGTGCTTCAGGAAATTTTGACACAGAAACAAGTAGATTTTTTGATTCAGGTGTTGCCAATGCTGACTTCTTTGCAAGTGGTAATTATTTATTTGCAGATGTAATTGATATAGGTGCTAAACACACAGCTAGAATTACAGCAAGTTTGACACAAACTGCTGATAACCCTGATGACTTATTTGATAATAGATCAGGATTTTTTGATACTACAGGCTCAAATTTTGATGGAGATACAGGTGCTAACTGTAATGCTCATATCGAAATTGCAACAAGTGATGATAATGTAACTTATACAGCTTTTCAAAATTTTGTAATTGGAGATTACACAGCTAGATATTATAAATTTAGAGTTGTTTTAACTTCTTCTGATTTAGCTTCTACTCCTGTTGTATCAGCAGTAACAGTAACGATTGATATGCAAGATAGAATATTTAGTGGAAATGATATAGTTTCTGGTGCTGGAACTAAAACTGTTACATTTACAAACCCTTATAAATCTGTTAATTATGCTCTAGGAATTACAGGACAAGGAATGGCAACAGGAGATTTCTTTTTAGTAGAAAATAAAACTATTAATGGATTTAACTTAACATTTAAAAATTCAAGTGGAACAGCAATATCAAAAACATTTGATTTTATTGCAAAAGGCTTTTAAAAGGAGTATAAAACAATTATGTCACAACACGATTACGATATAGC